TTTATCTCAGATGAGAACTAGAACAAACAATAAGACAATTAGAACAGTTGTTCGTGGCGCTTCTACAGCACCTAGCGTGTTTACGAAGTGCGATGGCAACCTCGTGTATGGTTCTGTAACCGTACCTGCTCTAAACCAAGAATCTTGCTATCGCAGAGAGCGAATGCGAGATAGCCTTGGCAAGGGGAAGAGCCATGCATGCATGCACCGTGTTCACACAGTCGACATAGTCGACAATATGACTACGTGCATGTTTGCTGCAGTAGCTCAGGGTTCGAACGGAGTCACAAATTACAGTCATTCCAATGCTTGGTTTGATAGTAATAAAAGTGGCTACGATTTGAACTCATCATGGGACGTCAATTCTGACGTCTCAATTCCACCCGGTTATGTCTTATCTACATCCGTCAACGAGTCGTCACTGCAGAACGCAGTGATAGAGAGAGCGAAAGGCCTTAGGGCCGACGTTCTACTGAATATCGTTGAGGCGAATCAGGTATGGCCTTCCATAAAATCGTTAACTAGTGCATTGCCAGCAATGGCTACGCATTGGTTGTCGATGAGGAAGACTATAAAGACGATGAGTGGTGCATATTTGGCATACAAGTTCGGAGTTTCTCCGATTTTGTCTGACATGATGGCCATTCATCGTTATCTGCCGCGCTTGACTGAGGATGTAGTACGTCACGGAAAAGGCGATGCACAGAGGTACAGCATAGTTGCTGAGATTCCTTGTGCGGCGCCCAATGATGAAGTGTTGTGGCAGGGTACCGTAAATGGTATCCCCGTCACTCGCTACACCAGGACAGGGGTAATTAATAAAACTCCTGCTATCCGGTACGTATTGGTAGTTAAGCCCTCCGCAAAATACAGTATGGCTTTCTTTTCGAAGGCCGATCTGTTTATGCGTAGGTTTGCGTCGTCACCTGCTAGTCTGGCTTGGGAGTTAGTTCCTTTCTCCTTCGTCGTTGACTGGTTTGTTGATCTGCGCGGAGTTCTTGGTTCATTAGACAAACTTGTCGGCTTTGAGCCATACAAGGTTGTTTCGTTTACCAGGAGCTTTGGCTACGAACTGCAAACGACCGCCCATCTAAGGACCTTTAGTCCTTGTAGTGGCGCTCAATTGCAATCGTTTGATCAGTACTCGTGTGTTTATAAGCACTACGAGAGGTCTGCTAATGTTACCACATCGGCTCTGCCGGTATGGAAACCGCGTTTCGGAAAAAATCAGGCCGGCATTTCTGCCGCTCTGATCGGACAGCAATTATCTAAAATAGCTGCCGCGAAACGGTAAGTCGTTAGGTTAGGTGCTTAGGAGTTAACATATAAATATATGCAAACCAAGTACTCAGTCATATACACAACGTCTATTAACATTGAGGTCCGTGAGGACATCAGTGCCGATGGCGTTGGTTCAGTCGTAGACATGTCGATCACTCAAGATGCTTTACAGCAGATTGGTGTTCGCTGTCTGTCCACCGTGCGCCGTCATCTCGCAAGAGAATATGGCGTTAGCGATAGATTCCGGTTGAGCATGACTGGGTCTTCCTGTAATGTTCTCACATCATGTGAGAACGATGTCGATCCTTTACGCGAAACGCGTGAGGATCAACATCTGTGGGACTGCATGTCGCAAGACATGCAACTCCAACTGTTACAGGCCCATAGTGCCAAACTTAACAGCCAAATCCGAAAGGATTAGGCAAGGGTAGACCTCTACCCGATTAGTCAACAATAAAATACCATGAACGCCGATCTGACGCTCAATGCAGTTGTGTTCAAGAAAACCTTCGATTTGAAGGATGAGTCACAACGTCAATCGACAGCTCGTGGGGTTAATACCCCTGATCTGTTGATTATCAAGTCGCAGGATTACGTCGATTCAGCAACGAAAGTTGCTGGTCGTCGTTTTACCGGGCGATTTGATCGTCACGACATTGATGCGAACTTGCAGAAGATTATTTCATCTGCATACTTCGTTATCGCCGTCCCTGGCACTGTTACTCAAGCGCAGCTCGACTCTGTCGTAGCTACGTTTAAGGCCGGTGTTGCGGATGCGAATCTTGTCGTCAACATCTTGAATAACGAGAAGTAGTAATACTTCTAGGTTTCAAGGTTGCAACGGACTCGATGACCTGAGCTATACTGCTCTTGCGTCGAGTTCTAACATAAGTCAGAACAGGAGGCTACATGGTACTCCATGATATATGCACGTTTTAGAACATACATACGTAAGCCTGCTAGCGGATGTAGCAAACCTAACTGGATTCTCTGAAATACGAGGATCTTATGTAGGCCTACAATGGTGCCTAAACGAGGCTCCTAAGCTAGAGAAGCACATCTTGGAATGTATCGAGCTAGGCAGAAATGCCGAAATCGAGATGTTCCCTGATGGACTGAGGAGACTTGCAGCCGGGTCAGTTTCTGACCCGGTACAACTGCGATATCTTCGTCAGCTTCTTCTGTTCTGCTACAAAGCCACGGTTACACATGACATCACAATCGTTGAGAAAAGTTTCCAGGCCTTCCTGGAGACTAATTCTTCTATTGAGCGTTTCGGGTCTGATCTCGGAAGAGTCAGTCCGTTACTCCTTGATAGAACTCGTCGTCACTGTCAATCGGTCTTGCACACGTTTCGTGAGAAGGGTATTAAGCCCTCCCACGGACCGGGTGCTGTCACCAACTCGAAAGAGCGGTGGCGTAATCGATTTGACACCATAGAGAGCATTTATCCTTATAGCGATTGGTACTACCTGTATTATAACAGGGAGCACTTAGCGCAATTAGAAGATGCTAACTACGAAGAGCACATTACAGCTAAGCTTATCGCCGTCCCTAAGGACACGAGAGGCCCAAGACTGATTTGTGTTCACCCTGCCGAAGCCATTTGGCTTCAGCAAGGGATTAGACGTGAGCTAGAACGTTGTATTAACGTTCGTAGGAAGTCGAATGGTCCATGGCCATGTGGCCATATACACTTCGATGATCAACGAGTCAATGGTCAGATTGCTCTCTGTTCTAGTCGGTCTGGCAAGTATGCCACCATCGACATGAAAGAAGCGTCCGACCGTATTTCCGAGCCGCTTGTACAAATCCTCTTTGGGAGGAAGTATAAGTATTTCGGATGTTGTCGAGCCCAGAAGGTCACTATTCCTAAGCTAGGTTCCGTAAGGAATTTGGTTAAGGATATACACAGCTACGCTCCAATGGGGAACGCAACCACGTTTCCTGTGCAAAGCTTAGTCTTCTGGGCCATATGTGTAGCATCACTGCAGCGCCAAGGGGTTCATCACCCCGGTGCTGTTTTTGTATTCGGTGATGACATCATAATCCCGTCCGAAAATGCCGAGGAAGTCATAAACGACCTCGAAAGCTTCGGGCTGCTCGTCAATAGGACAAAATCCTTTTGGCGTGGGGCCTTCCGTGAATCCTGTGGTGTCGATGCCTTTAAAGGCGTCGATGTCACCCCAGTTCGATGGAAGACTACGATAGATGCCGAGTATACTACGGACTTGCAAGCTCTCTCAGACATCGGTATGCGATTGCGCATCGCCGGTTATGAGGAAGCTTCTATCACTACATATCAGACGCTAAGGATGAGGCTCTACGACCAATATGGAGTACGGTTGTTCTTAACGAACAATCCTACCCATGGAGGTATCGCAGAGTTTTCATTCAATGATATTTCTGTTTGGCGCGATTCCTATTGGAACCGTGACTTACAGTGGTATCATTCTCGCGTCTGGAGGCTCCAGCCACCTATGAATAGTTGTAGGTGTGATGATTGGAATCATGTACTGGAATCAGTATGTTCACTTGAACGTACTGGTAGTGGTCGAGTCCCAACCAGGGACGTCTCTCGACGTCTGTGGCTGTCTCGAGGGTGGATCCCTGTGCTTTAACAATAGCACAGGGGGCTGGTTCCCTTAAGGGGAATCTGAGTGTTGG